TTGGTATTTCATCTGCGTCAATGTGGAATATATAATCACCTGAACAATGTTCTTTTGTGTAGTTTTTTAATTTAGAGAAATCTTTTCTAAACTCAAATGTTGTTACTTTTAATTGTCTTGGTTCAAAGAAAGTGTTATATTCATATTTTTCTAATACCTTTTCAAGAGCATAAAACTCATCTTGCATTATACTTTTGTCACCGACCTTTGATACATCTCGTGTGACTATCACCTCATCTTCATCTCTAATATGTTTAGACAAGTGGTCTAATAAATTATCTAATTCTTTGTATTCATTGTAAACCGTTATTCCATAACTAATCTTCATCCTACATATTCCTCTGTTTTTTTAATAGTTTCTTCAATCTTCCTTTTGATGTCTATATCATCTTTTGCTCCTCTTGGGAAACCTTTATAATCATCTAATAAAAATACTCTTCTCTTTCTACACTCTCTTAAAAAGAAAGTTCTAAAAACATCATTTTTCTTTAGGAATCGTTTTAAGGATTTGTAGATAACTTCTGAATTTATCTTATTTGCTTTATCTGGATTATCACCTACCTCTACAATATTTTCATCAATTGATACTCCACCCAATTTAGAAAGTAAAGCTTTAAATGCTCGAGTGTTTATTGGTGGTGTAATGGCAGTGTCTAATTGTAATCCCACTACATATTGAACAATTCTACCAGTTGACTTTTTTTTATATCTATATTTTGGGTCAATGATTAAAACAGTTCTATTCATCCCTCTTTTAGAATCTACTGACTTATAACTAAATTTAACTATTTGTCCTGGTTGTAATCTTTGCCAAGTGGTGTTTTTCATAAATCTTTCACAATACCCATTTCTTTACAAGCATCAAGAAACTCATATTGTCCATATGTTTTAGAGTTCTCGATATCTAATGTGTGTTCGTGTCCCTCAAATTGTGGGTCTTTTTGTTCCTCTGGTGATAACTTACGAACCTCTGCTAACTTCCAGTTCCAATTGTTTTTAGTTCCCTCTGGAAATATTATTCCTAATTTACCCATATTGAGTGTTGTTGGAACCCAGGTAATTTTTCTATCATAATCAAATAGCGACACTTGTTTAACTAATTCAGTTGAATTTTCTAACAACTTATTAAGTGTATCAGAATTTTCAGAAAAAGATGAATTACTTGTGAATCCACAATTGAAACACATATATGATTTGAATTGTTCTATTTGATTCACATCCTCCTCAAAACATCTTTCACTATTTAAACAATTTGGACAAGTTATTTTTCTTTCTGCCATTTTATGCCTTTTTTAATTTTGGTAGTTTTAATTTTTTTGGTTCCTTTTTTAAGTCCGGAAGTTTTAACTGAACTTGTTGTGGAACATCTTCTAAAATTTTCTCTACCATTGTTAATAATTTTTTACTCATCTCTTCGTGATTGAATTGTTCTTTATTGACAATCATTTGTTTTTTCCCACGAAGTTTATACTTATCGTAATTTTCAAACACATCAACCATTAGTCTTGCTGCCATATTATAATTAACAACTGACCAAACTGCTTCCGGATTCATATACTCTTTTGGAAATGATGACTCTGGAACTTTTGCCATAGTGTGTGGTATTTCCACCACATATTCCTTTTCCAAAAAGTCTGCTTGACCCGTTGAAACTGGTGCTATAATTGGTTTACCACTTAAAGATGCTTCTAATAGTGGTCTTCCGAATCCCTCTCCGTGAGTAAATGTAATATGAGTTTTTACTTTTGGATGATTGTATAATTGGTTCATCTCTTCATCACTTAAATCCCCGTGTAATATATAAATATTTGGAAAGTCATCAAGATTTAAAGATTTTTTAATTTGATTTATTTTTCTCTTTAGTTCATTTCTATCCATAATTGAAAATCCTGAACTACTGGTTTTTAGAATAAGTGCTGGTTTTTCTTTTTTACCCTTAAACATCATTAAAAAAGTTTTTATCAACATACCAACATCTTTTCTATCTTCTCCAAGATTACCTTGTAACCAATGTCCAACGAATAAGAAACAAAAGTCTTCTTTAATGGTCTCAAATTGTTTTTTCAAATCATTTGATATTTCTTTTGTTTGTTTATAAACATTTGTATCGGCACCCTCAAATAGTACATCAGATGGTTTTTCAACCTTTAATGAACCGATAGCCTTTTGAGTGTTATTATCAAACTTAGTGAATTCTACCTCGTCGAAACTTTTCTTTGAATATTCTGATGTGAAGATTGTCATATCCATACGATTTACACCCTCTATCCAAGACGCCGGTGGAACTGAGTGTTCAATACCTGCTGTCATACCGATATTCTTTTTACCTAATGGTTGAAATTCATTTGGAATAACAATGTGTAAATGTAAATCTGGTTGTTTTTCTAATGAAGGTTGTCTTAAAAGTCTTTTTTGTATTTCATTATGAATTGGATTATTTTTTTCTAATGCGTTTGGTGGTGTATTTCCCCAACGAACTCCTTGTATTCTAACATCATACTTGTCAGATTCAATTAATGCTCTACAAATATCTCTTGCGTGGTTTCCATATCCACTACGAGTTTCGACTGGTGCTGTTACTAATATCATTGGTTTCATACTTTGATTACCTCATATTTTTCTCTTGGTGTCCATTTTTCAAATGCAGTTTCCATATGGTCTATAAATAATTGACTCATATGTCTTGCACTCATCATTGCGTCATCACTGGTTACGAATTCGTGTCCCTTAAATCCACACTCTTTTCTTTGCTCTGGTGTCATATCATAAAAGTGTTGGATAGAGTCTGTCGCATCTATCCAATCACACCTGTCATCAAAAATATATGGTGTTGGTGGTGAACCTTGTAATGAACGACTCTTAGGCCATACTGGTTTTACCCACTCTCCGTGAGTTAAGTCTTTATTATTTTCCCACTTTCTCCAATCGTGTAAAGATTCAATATCTGCATAATCTTGATAAGTTAATAATTTATCTTCCAATCTAAATCCACATTGGTCTTGTAATCCTCCCGTAACATTAACAATAATTGGGGTTCCACACATTAAACTTTCACAAGTTCCTAATCCAAAACCCTCGTTGGATGATAAGGTAATCGTAACATCTGCTATGTTGTATAGATAATTCAGATGTTTATTTTCTAATTTATTAGTAGAGAATATAATATTTAAATCTGGACATAGTTCTTCACACACTGCTGGTAAGTCTGTCCCATTTTGGTCAACTGGTTGAGTATGTAAAACAAATGCTGTCTTATCTCTCTGTTCTTTTGGTAGTTTGTCTGCAAAAGTTTTGAAAGCCATAATTGTGTCTGATGTCATTTTTCTTCTAATATTACGATTATTATATAACATACAAAATTCAATATTTTTCCCTTGGAAAAGTTCTGACTTCATTTTATTCATCTCCAATCTTTCTGTTTCATCAACAACTGGATAAAAATGTTTCTCGTTAATTCCGTGTGGTATATAAGTTGAGTCCCAATCTGTTCTTGGTTTATTCTGACATACATTTTGAACTATGTTGTGTGTTTGTTTAGATATATTCATAATCAAATCACAACTTTCATAATAAGGTTCGTTCCACATTGGATAAGGTAAATCGTCCCAAATATTATAATAGAAAATAGGAATGCTTTGTCTTAATTCGTGTTCCATTTCATATAACCAAATCCAAAACCTTGGGTCTGTGTAAATCATAATAGCGTCTGGCTTTTCTGTCTTTATTAACTGCCTGACTAACTCTGGATTACCATATCCATCAACTGGATAAATTTTTAAATAAGCGTCTTCAACTCCAGTTTCTTGTGTCGCTGATTCATTCATATCAATTATTTTACCCCCATCCGGATGTTTGATTGCACCACCAACTTGAATCCAATCATATTTATCAATGGTTCCCATAACAATCTCTCTTGACATTGTTCCGACACCACTTGACATTCTCAAGTCATCTGATAATAATAATATCTTTTTCTTGTCCCTCTTAGGAACATCTGAAACTTTTTTTAATTTAGGTAATTGTATTTTTTCCATATAACCTTATCTTTCTGTTAATATTTTGAACCACTCTCTTCTAAATTTTTATAGTCAAGTAGTGATTTTGCGAAATCTTCATCGTGGACAAACAAATCCAGACTACGATTTACTAATTTTTGTAGTGAGAAGTCATCACGAATAGATTTTTCTCTAAACTTCTTGTATAACTCGTCAATGACTTTTACTGATGTTAATTTTTCTTCTTTACTCATAATTTGTATATATGTATATATAAATAGTTAGTTTAGTCTAAAATAACATATTTTTTATTTATTTTTTCACAATATTCTAATGCGGATTTTGTTCCATTGGTAATCTCTCCGTCCTTACAAAATGCTACCACTTTATCTGAATATTTAACTAAATCTTTGTTTCGTTTGTGATAATAACCCACCGCATATGGTTTTCCGTAATTATAAGCTTCCATTACGCAATACATATTATGTGGTTGGTGTTGTGGTGGGAATTCACTATAAGGAACTTTAAACTCTAATGCATACTTCTTTGCGTATCTATCTGCTCCGTCTTTGGCTCCACCAGAGACAATTTCTACTTCTGGATGTTCCATTTTTAATCGAAATATAAAATTCTGTATGTTTTTTTTATTAGTGTAGGTTCGACTTCCGATAATTGCTATCTTCATTAGTCGTTTCGTTTCTGTTTCCTGGTCGTTTCTGGATTTAGTTCTTCTTTATTAACGAACTCATAAGTTTTTACGAAGTGCTTTAATCCATTTATAATATCTCTTGGATTGTCATATTCATATGAAAATCTATAATTTTCCATATAATCTGTATTTACTGGTTTCACTCCCTTGGGTCTGATATCATAAGTGATAAAATGATTTTGGTCATCAGTTAGCTCTGGAATAATAATTATCTTAGTATTAAACTGACCATCAGTTTTCCAATACTTAATGAATGGTTCTAATGTTTTTAAGTCTACCATTTCTGTCTGTCTATCATACCAAAAGTACAATGGAAATGGAACACCACTTAGATAATCTAATTGCTTTATTTTCATCAACTCTTGAAATACTTCTTGTTCAAAGTCTGTTGCTAAAAAGTCCGTTACCTTTAATCTTAAACTTGGTTCTGTCATTATAAATCCTTACAACTTCTGCACTTCTTGTGCTTTTCACATTTTTCATAGTCGTGTGCGATGATTTTACCTTTGTCATCATAACACTCATCTATAAACTCTTGTAACCTATTCATAACCTTATTGACACTTGGTTTTCCACTCGCAGGTGAGAATGCCTGAATTCTTTTCTGTGGATACATCATATTTTCATATAATCTTCTCTTTAGTATTAAATATTCAACATCTATTTTATCTTCTGATATTTCTAATTGTTTTGCCATAAAGTGTTTATACAACAATAACTGATTGGTTTTGTTCTTATCTGCTTTCATATACTTGTTCCAACCCATAGTAGATGATTTGATATCAATAACTTTCATACGACCGGTTTTCTTGTCGTGTAGAACAACATCCATAAACCCAACAAATCTCATATCTTTTGGTAGTTTGTAATTCAAGTTCATCTCGATACCGACTAATTCTGTATCTTTCTTTTTGAAATGACTACCTTTTCTTTTCAAGAACTCATCAATGATTGCAAATCCGTCATTAGTGAACTCAATCATTTCTTTTTGGTCCACCTCAAACTCATCACCATATCTTTCTTTGGAGTCTTTATATAATTCTTTCATACGATAGATTAGAATATCGTGTAGTGGTAGTGCATCTGCTTCTTTGATTGTTCGTTCGTAATAACATACTAAATATGCTTGGATAGTTTCGTGAATAGCACTACCGAACAAAGTGTAAATATTACCAACGAAAGTCTTTTCTTTCTTAACATAATTTACTTCCCAAGTATAAGGACACTTGTCCCACATACTGAATTGACTATAACTTATTTTGCCCATTTACCCCTCGCTACTACTTGTGCCATTACTCCGTAATTTGATACATCTGAAAAACTATCAGTTACGGGTTCTCCCTCAACTGAATTTGTTCCATTTCTCAATAATAATGTTTTCATTCTTTCTATCTTGTCGTTCATTCTGAACCACAATCCTAACAACGACAATTTGATGTCCTCTGGTGTTTTTAAAATAGTTCCTACTGCTATATTTTGTGGACCATAATCATATTGTTTTCTACAAAACAATTCATATTGTTCTGATTGTATTTTTAGAAACTCACCTGTCATTTCAGGATAAGTTCTTTCCATATATTTTACGACATCTTGTGTGTCTACCATTTCCTGGTCTTCTTTGGTTAAGGTTGCCTTTGGTATTTCTGTTGGGTCATATTCTTGACCTACATCGTCAATAACTTTTGTTGGTGCGTCTTTAATCATTATTTACTCCATATTTTTTTTAGTTGTTTTTCATCTACACCATACTTTGATATAATTGAATATACGACATCTTTACCCATAATGTCAAGTGTTTTTTCAATATTCTGTGAACTATCTTCAAAATACTCACATAATATATCCATTGCCCAACTTTCTATCTTTGACTTTTTCTTAGACTTTGTATATCTGAGAAATGTTCTACTCTTGGGAATCACATTGGTGTAGAATTGATAAACTGATTTTGGTTCCAATTCCCAGTATTGTTGTATTTCATTCACTACTTCAATCCACTCTGGTTTCATTGATAGAAATCTATGAACCATATAATTTGACCAAGATTTTTTATCCGCATCAGAAATATCTTCCCAATAATTTGGGTTCTGTGAATTTGTAATTTCTTTTATGTGGTCAAATAGTGTTTTTGTTTTCATTGTGAATAACCTTTTAGATATAAATAAATAGTAATACTACAAGTCAAAATGACAAAAATCTTTATTCTGTTCGTAAAAAGTTTTTAGTTCTTGCCAGTTCTCGATATTTTTGTAATTATCTTCGGTGTTTATTTTAACACCAGAGAAAAATCCAAATAAATCTTCATAAAATAGTATTCGTGAATTTTTGTGGTTTTTTAAATAACCAATAGTTTTTATTGAAGTTTCTTTTATTCCTTTTATGTCTTCCTTTATATCTTCAATATTAATTTTACTAACTTTGATTTTATTATACTCATCTTTTTCTTTTTGTGAGAATGTTTCTACACCAAAGTCAACTGCTCTCCACTTTTCTGTCTTCTTCGCCAGATTCAATGATAGTGCTTGTTGAAATACATTTCTTCTTGATAAAAAGAAAACTAAATCGTGGTATTCTATTATAGTTCTATGTAACTTTTTTTCTGGGTATACACCAAACTTTATACCAAATGTATCTTCATTGTCATACATTTTGTCAAGAAATGTTTTTACACCCAAGGATTCTATTATTTTTTCTGAATGATTAAATTCTGGTTCCCATATAAATTTTTTAGATGAGATTTCTTGTAGTGTTTTACAAAATTCAGTTGTTCCACTACGACTACAACCCAACACTAATACTTTATTTAAATGCATTTCCCAACATCCAGGTTAGTATTGAACTTCTTACTCCACTCGTTAATGGTGACACTCTGTGTCCTAAATATGATGGAAACAATATTAAACTCCCTTTCTTTCTACTACCGACTGCTGTTTTTTCACCTGTTTCATCAGTCATGCTGAACTCAAAGTTTCCACCCTCATAATCATTTTCATCTGATAGTTGGACGATTGCTGTAATTTTACGAACTGATGTCTCTTCATTTCCAATATCCAAATGCCAATCATATTTACCAGTGTCTTCATATCTCAACATACGAATATTAGAAAGTTGGTTAGAAATATCAAAGTTGAAGAATAATGCATTTGCCATTTCACAAGCCATATTTATATTTTTGTTTAGATTAAATCCGTCTGACAATATCACATCAGTATCAAATCTAACCTCTTGAACTTTACGAACACTTTCATTTACTACATCAGCACCATTTCCTTTGTAAGTTCCTGCTACCGTAGCTTTATGTTGTTCTGAAGTATTAAACATTTCTAATAATTCATCACATCTCTTTTCAGTTAAGAAGTCGTCTTTGTGAACAACAAACTTAAAGTTTTTCTTTTGTGTTAGATTCTCTATCATCTGAAGTGGTCTCCAATAAATAATTCTTGTAGAACATATCTTGTTCCTTTAGTGACTGGTGTAACATTGTGAGATAAGAATGTAGGAAATATAGTTAATGAACCTTTTAATTGGTTCATTGTATACCACTCTTTTGTATGCTTATCTTGGATACCAAATTGAACTTCACCACCCTCATATTCACTTGGGTCTGTTAGTTGGACAATTGCTACAAGTTTTCTATTAGAACAACTACCCGCATTAAAGTCTGTGTGTCAACCATAAAATCCACCTTGGTGATATTTGATAAGTTTTAACTCATCGTCTGCTCCCTCAATGTCAAAATGAAATACACCCTGATTAACAATCCTTACTACTTGATGTATTTTATCCTGTAACCACTTCCAATCATTATTACACTTATCGGGTCTTAATCTATTGTCTGGTTGGTCAAATAAATACCACTCCTCTGTAACTCGTATCTCTGGTATGATTGCTGCTTCACCACACTCACCACCAACTCCTCCAGTTACAACTTCTTCTGTTGTGGTTATTTGTTCTATCAATTCATCACACTTTTCGTGTGTTAAAAACTTTGGTATTTGTATTGAATATTTAAAATCGTTGTTTAGTTTCATTTAAAAGTGTTCCCTTTTATAAATGTTATCATAGTGTATCTATCTTTTTTATCAAACTCTAAGACTCGGTGTGCTGCAAATGATGGAAATATAACTATCCTACCTTTCTTAGCATCTATTTTATCGTTCCAAATTTGTAGTCCACCACCCTCAAACTCATCATTTAGAAATATCACACAAGACATTTTGGTAGTAGTGTTAACCACCTTTCCGTCTCCTGCTGCATAGTCTGAGTGAAATAATGTTCCTGCTCCTAAACGAGAGTTTATATCTTTGAAATTTTCTATCGGATATAACTTTATACAAGAGTGTTGGATACTATCAATATCAAATTTAAATACAAGTTGATTTGATAGTTTTGCTATTTTCCATATTTTATCTAATATATTCTTATCGTCAGTTACAACATTTTTACAATTATGTAAACTACCCCAAACAAATTCATCTTTGTCAACTTTATCATTTATGTGTTGTATTTGAGATTGGCACTCATCGGGAGATAAAAAGTTATCTCTAACCAAATACCATTTAAAGTCGTGATTATGTATCAGACTCATCAGAAACTAAAACCTTATTTGCGAAGTAATTAACACCATTATTTGTAGAATTAATATTGTATGTTATTTCTTCTTTATTTATAACCTCTATATGAACTACTTTTAATTTATTTAATTCATCAGTCAAAACTACATCTCCTATTTTTAGTGGTCTGTAATCTGAATCTACTTCAGAATCCCCAACGATATAAAATGGGTGGTCATCTGTTGCTGTGATTGTAGAGTCATCATCAAAAGTGTAAGTTACTATATTATCGTGTCTTATCTTTACGACTTCTAAAACTTTTGAGTCCTGAATTTTATTATTCTCAACATCGTATGTTTTTATTATATCACCTGGTCTAATTTTTATGATTGGTTGATATGTTCCGTCTGATAAAGTAATCATTGTGTCATATGTAAAACAAAATGAACTATTATGACTAACAACATCGTGCGCTACGATTGTTCCGTAGTCTTGATTTAGTAAATTGTAGGTAATGTGTTCACCCTCAATCTTTTTGATTTCGGTAATTTCTACCCAACCATCTAAGTCTCTTACATAATCTCCAACCTCCACAACACCATTACCACCTGCGTGATTTGGATTGTGTCTGTCTATTGTTGACCAACCTTTGTCTCTTAGTAAAAATGGGTGGTTTCCTGTTGGTTTAAGTGTTTGTCCAGACTCTAATGTTAATTCATAACAATCGTCGTGTAGTTTTTTCATAATGGAGTTGACTTTACCTTCCTTAAACTCGTCATTTTCCTCATCAAAAACCAATACACTCTCTCCTAATTCTATCTCATCAATTCTTTTGTAATTACCTTCACCCATATTAATTACTTGGTCTGGTAGAAAGCAGAACTTATTGTGAACCAATACATCATTTGCAAAATAATTGTGGTTTGTTTCTACTTCTAACGAATAAGTTTGGACTGGATTGATATCCTCTTGTAAATCAGTAATCTCAATCTCTACGAGTTTTTCATTCTGAAGTTCTAAACATTTATCTCCAACTTCTAATTGTTTAGTTTCAATATCATATCTTTTTTCTGTCCATTGTGGTTTATAAGATGACCAACCTTTTCCAACTACCCAATACGGGTGGTCAAATGTGTTTTTGGTTTTCTTATTACCAAAACTAATCTCTACAATATCTGCGTGTGTTGGTGTTTCAATAGATAATACTTTTCCTACTTTAATTTCTTTACTATCAAAATCGTAGTTGTGTATTTCATCACCAACCTCAACCAACTCAATGGCCTTTGTTGTTCCGTCACCCATTGTGATTGGTGTTCCTGCTACAAAACACTTTGGTGGAATATTGTGAACCAATATATTTGATTGGAAGTAAGTATCGATATCCTCAACATCTAATGAATACCAAGTGATATCACCTGAGTTTTCGGTTATTGAAGTTATTTCAGTTTCGTTTCCGTCCGGGTCTAACAAATAATCTCCAACGACTAACTCGTCTGCTGTATTCCAAGCCCAAGTCCCACTTTTCTTAACAAAGTATCTGACATCATTATTTAATTGATTTGGATTATAAGGTGCTTTAATACTACCATTAATTAAGTAATACCCATAAGACATTGTTCTCATAACATTTGTTACAATTGAACCTTGTGTTGTTGAACCACTTAAATCTGTTGTAGTGTATGCTAAATAGTTTTGTGATTCATCTGGCATGTCTAATGGTTGGTAGGATTTAACTACATCACCAACTTCCACATCTTGAACTTGTGTTGTTGTTCCATCATACATTTGAATTAAACTACCACTTGCAGATGTTTTTCCTTTCATACCAATATAATTCCAAGTGTCATCAGTTGATTTGTTTAACTTAATAGCTGTTCCGGCTTCTCTTTCTGTGAACACCACTATCTTTTCTGGTGTCATCATAAAATCACATTTACCAACACCCAAGTAAGATTGTGGAATAGAACTATCATAACTACCTGTATGAACCATAAAGGTTTCTATTAATAGATTATTATCTACTGCGTCTTGATAACTTGAACTATCAGCGTTATAAGAGTATAGTCCAATAGCGTTAGACTGAATACCCGAGTCAAGTGCTGGATTCTTTGTTACAAAGTCTGGGTGATTTATATTATCCGTAAAAGATGATGTGTTGAATAGTGGAATTAAACTTGAACTAACTGGTGATGAACCTAATATAGTTCTAAATGTATTCTTGTTAAATGAACCACTTACGATTTCTAATAAATTGTCATCACTATACCAAGGTGTCTCAAAGAACAAATGGAAACTACCAGAGTATTGTGCTTGACCTCTTTGTGAGAAGTAAGTGTGTGATGTATTCCCTTGATACTCAAATGTTACTGGTATATCGTGTTTTGCGAAACTTGAACTAATTAATGATTGTTGTAAATATGGTGGGTTTTGTTTTTT